CATCTAAAGACATCCAGGACATATTAATACGTTCTGCCAACGACTTGATTACACTTGAAAATCCCAACTATCAATTCGCGGCAGCCAGACTGCTGTTATGGAATGTGTACAAAGAAGTTTTTGGACAATTTCAACCCAAACACTTTGTCAATGTGATAATACAAAATGTCAAACGTGGTGTGTATGACAAACAGATACTAGACAAATTCACCAAAACAGAATTAAAGAAACTCAACACATGGATCAAACATGACAGAGATCTAGACTTTACCTATGCAGGATTACGCCAAGTGGTTGACAAATACTTGGTCCAAGACAGATCAACTGGTGCTGTGTTTGAAACTCCACAGTTCATGTACATGATGATTGCGGCCACACTGTTTGCTGATTACCCCAAAGAAAATCGTATGTCATATATTAAAAAATATTATGATGCCATATCAACATTCCAAATCAACATACCAACTCCTGTGATGGGCGGAGTGAGAACTCCAATCAAACAGTTTGCTTCTTGTGTGTTGGTGGATGTGGATGACACACTGCCTTCAATTTTTTCCTCCAATTCTGCTGTGGGATATTACATTGCTCAGCGAGCTGGCATTGGATTGAACCTAGGTCGTATCAGAGGCATCAACTCAAAGATCAGAGGTGGCGAAGTGGCACACACTGGTGTGATTCCATTCCTCAAAGTGTTTGAAGCCACAGTGAGATCCTGTACACAAAACGGTATCAGAGGCGGATCAGCCACTGTCCACTTTCCTATCTGGCATCAAGAGATTGAAGACATTCTTGTGTTGAAAAACAACAAAGGCACAGAAGACAACAGAGTAAGAAAGTTGGACTACTCAATTCAAATATCAAAAATATTCTATGAAAGAGTTTTACAGGGTGGAGAAATTACTCTGTTCTCACCTCATGATGTGCCAGATTTGTATGAAGCATTCGGTCATGACAACGAGAAGTTTGATCAACTGTATGTCAAGTATGAAAATGATCGCAAGACATCCAAGAAGAGGATCAAAGCCATGGATCTGTTTTCCGCACTGTTAAAAGAGCGAGCAGAAACAGGACGCATCTACATCATGAACATCGATCATGCCAACTCGCATTCGTCATTCAAAGATCCTGTCCGCATGTCAAATCTATGCCAAGAAATTACTCTACCAACTGTGCCCATACAACACGTGGACGATGAGCAAGGCGAGATAGCACTTTGTATATTGTCAGCAGTCAATGTGGGGACTCTCAAGTCATTGGACGATTTAGAATCGATATGTGACCTAAGCGTGAGAGCACTTGAGCAGATCATCGACTATCAAGGTTATCCTGTCAAAGCCGCGGAGCGTTCCACAAAAGCAAGACGCTCGCTTGGTATTGGCTACATCGGCCTGGCACACTTCCTTGCCAAAAACAAAGTCAAGTATGGCGACAAAGAAGCATGGAAATTGGTGCATCAACTATCCGAATCATTCCAATATTACTTGCTAAAAGCATCCATGACATTGGCCAAAGAAAGAGGAGCATGCGAAGGGTTTGGAAGAACCAAATATGCAGATGGATTGCTACCAATCGACACATACAAGAAAGAAGTGGACGAACTGGGCAAATTCAAATATGAGTGTGACTGGGAATGGTTGAGAAAAGAAATCAAACAGCACGGACTGAGACACTCAACACTGTCAGCACAGATGCCATCGGAATCATCTTCCATCGTATCAAATGCTACCAACGGCATAGAGCCTCCACGTGCTCTGCTGTCAACTAAAAAATCAAAGAAAGGTCCACTCAAACAAGTGGTGCCACAATATCAACAGTTGAAAAACTTTTACACACTGCTGTGGGACATGCCTTCCAACGAAGGATACATCAACATTGTGAGCGTCATGCAGAAGTTTTTTGATCAGGCCATATCAGGCAACTGGTCATACAATCCATTGCACTTCGAGAACAACGAGGTTCCCATGAGTGTGATGCTGAAAGACTTGTTGACAACCTACAAATTGGGTTGGAAGACCTCTTACTACCAAAATACCTATGACTACAAGGGCGAAGAAGAAACGGTCCAGCCACAAGGTATCCAGGACACGGTCACTGAATTTCCGCCAGAGCCTGCACAACAAGACGACGAGTTGTGTGATGCTTGTGCGATATAGTTGACTAATTACATATAATAGTATAAATTATAAACAATGAGCAAAACAGTATTCAATAGAAATGAAGTAGACTTCACCAAACAGCATATGTTTTTTGGTGAGGACCAGAATGTCCAACGATATGACCAATTCCGCTATCCCGAGTTTGACAAACTCAATCAAAGGATGCTGGGATATTTTTGGAGACCAGAAGAGATATCTCTGCAAAAAGATCGTGCTGATTTCCAAACATTTCGTCCTGAACAAAAGCACATCTTCACAGCCAATCTGAAGTACCAAACACTGCTGGATTCTGTGCAGGGCAGAGGGCCTTGTCTTTCATTCCTACCATACTGCTCATTACCCGAACTGGAAGGTTGTATCATCACTTGGGATTTCATGGAAACCATACACTCGCGTTCATACACATATATTATGAAGAACGTGTACCCAGATCCATCCGAAGTGTTCGACACAATCCTCAATGATAAAGAAATTGTTAAACGGGCGATATCTGTCACGGAAAACTATGACAGGTTCTCCGAAGTGGCTCAGAACTATTTCATCAAGGGCCAAGGAGACATGGACGAAGTTCAACGCCAGTTGTATCTGGCCATGGTCAATGTGAACATACTCGAAGGCTTGAGATTTTATGTGTCGTTCGCTTGCACATTTGCATTCGGCGAACTAAAGTTGATGGAGGGTTCCGCAAAGATTATTTCTTTCATAGCAAGGGATGAAGCAACGCATTTGAACTTGTCCACGCAAATCATCAAGAACTGGCACAACGGAGATGGCGGTATGAAGAAGATAGCAAACTCTTGCAAAGACGATGTGATCAAGATGTATGAACTCTGTGTGGAAGAAGAAAAAGCATGGGCAAAGCATCTCATGAAGGAAGGCACCATCATAGGACTCAACGAAAAACTGTTGGGTCAGTATGTCGAGTTCGTGGCCAACAAGAGATTGAAAGCAATCGGATTCGATCCGTTGTTCGATAGACCAGCAAACGCAAACCCACTACCATGGACACAGCACTGGTTGTCATCAGCGGGACTACAGGTGGCTCCTCAAGAGACCGAAGTAGAAAGTTACATCATCGGCGGTGTGAAACAAGACGTAGACAAAGACACACTGAAAGGATTTACTTTATAATGTTGATCGACTCAGGATTTTCAGCCAATGATATCATTGCCATGCGGATCACGGGTGGTGATGAAGTTATAGCGAAATTCATATCACAGGATGAAAAAACCATTAAAGTATCCAAACCACTGGCATTGGCGATGACCCAACAGGGCATTGGCATGACACAGTATCTCATGATGGGTGACATGACTCGCGAATTTGTGTTCAACAAGACATCTGTGGTTACCATGCAAAAAGCCAACAAATCTGCGGCTGACAACTACATCAAAGGAACAACGGGTATTACTCCTGCTTCTTCAATTCCACCTTTACAAACAAAGTAGACAAATTTTTAATCTGAGCATAAAATAGTATTGCTGATGCTTGATGCTATCTCGGACTCCGGGGCAGTACCGGACACCTCCACCATTTCAATCGCTTAAAACATCTTCGGGTGTTCTGAGGGGGTGAAATAGGCTCGACGGATAGAGTAGTTGGCAAATACAAATGCAGATGAAAATCTAGCACTTGCGGCCTAATTTAGGCTGACGGGGTTTGGCCCACCTGGCAACAGAAAGGGCCATTTAAATTAAATACTCACATATAAAGAAAGGTACAGTAGTGAAAGTTAATACAAACCCATTGATTAGATTTATCGTTAAATGCAGAATGTTCTATGCGGACATCCGTGGACATCACGGCAAGAAGTGGGACTACGAACCTAGCAAATATTATATGGGAGGAATTCAACGTGGCAGAATCAAAAAACGACGATGGTAAATTAGAACTTTCTATCAGAGTACTTGGCAATGAATTGATTGCTATCAAAATGGAAGTGAATGACTTTAAAATGAAATGGTTGGTGATCGGTGTGGCAACACTGGTAGGATTGGGATATGCTGTGTCATCATTTGGTCCAAAACTGATGGACACATTTGGAGCATTATAAAATG